TGTCTTCTCTGAGGACATCCAGTCCAGGAGTCTTGACCGTTCAACAGAACGTTTGTGATTTATTCCATCATTGTTTGCGCGGTAAAGCATCATCCCAGATGAGTCGCGAACGCTCTGCAAGTACGCTGCTTTGATCCCGGTGATTTCCTTCCATTCGAATGCACCATTATTCCAGCGCATCTTTCTCGCGTTTACATAATCACCCTGGGCAAAATAAACTACGCCATGTATCACATGGACATCCGTAACGTAGCTCGTCAGACCGTGTCCTGTGATCTGATTCCACAGCGGAGTATCAGTAATCACAAACTCGCAATTCGCAGACGGGGTGATATCCCACGTTCCGTCAATTGTGATAGTATCAGCGGTATTGCTTTTGATAGTCTTCCATGTTTCGATATGCTCCTGAGAACCAGCCTGATAAATCAGACCGACCCTCGCACCGGCATAAGCATTCACGCCCCATGTTTTTCCTGTGGATGTGATCGTAGTGGAAGAGGATGAGGTCACCTTCCCAATATCACCGTTCATCCACAGAGTAGGAGTAGTTCCAACCTTCTGCCGTACCATGAAAGGAATCTGCTCGTATGTGAAGAACTTCGTCTGATAGTTTGCCTGTGCTTCAGCTATGCGATAGTAAATCTCAAAGTTAGCTGAATTGAAGTGCGTGCCGTCGCTGGAGTAATAGCTGTTTTGGGCATAATCCACTTTATAACCAACCTGCCAGTAACTGTCAGACGATCCGTTATCTGCGTGGATTCTGATGTAGTATGTTGTCCCGGATGTCAGGGAAACGCCTGTGAAAGTGAATTTCGCAAACTCACTAAGGGTATCCGTAATCTCCGCGATAGTATAACTATGCGAAGCAAGAGCCGATGACGCACTAAGAGAACTGACGAGCTCAACTACCAAAGGAGATACAGGCGTTCCCCTTCTTCTGAGATGGATATAGATTTCTCCAGCCGTCATGTTTGAACTTGGCTTGAAAGAAACCGCAACGTACTTTTCCTTGCCGGGAAGCATCTTCTTCCATTGTACGGAACCTGGGCAGTTCGTTTCTGCTTTGCGGAATCCATTGGAATAGTAGTCAAGCGGTCCATTGAAGATCACTTCATTGAACGCAGCCTGTGCTCTCTTTCCATCGAAGTATCTCGTTGTATCTTTTGTGAATGTAGCATTGCCACGTCCACCGGTCCAGTTTTCCTGCGGAATAGAAATCCACGGAGGTTCAAGATCGCTGTACTGGTTTGATGTATTGGATGTCTTCATCGCGTTTCGCTGAAGCGGAGCGCGTGTGACCCCTGTCCATGAGAAATTCCCTGCGGTATCACAGGGAATCAACATTACTGTCTGGTCTGTATCGAGATCGGTGAGCATGAACCCATCGGTATCGCCAAATTTGAAATTGGGATTGACGTTCTGTCTGTTCATATCTCACCTACCAGAAATAGCAGAGATCTTTCGGCAGAAGATTGTTTTCCGGAATATTCTTTTTACCTAATGCCTCTTCATCCATCTTCGCCTGGTTATACATATCCACAGCGATGGGGTTATCCTTGTGCTTCATCTGAATCTCGTGAGTCCACAGCCACAGGTTAGCCATCTTCCGCAGATAGTTCTTATCCACCTGTTCAGATATCAGCTGAGTCTCAGGATCGAGAATCATACCGTGATCCTTTACATAATGGATTCGGATTCTCCCACCCCACTGATAGATATAGTGAGGATCGATAACAAGCGTCCTGCCGTTTAGATGCCAGTAATGGCAGTTCACAAACATATCAGGATATGACTGCCACCATCCAGCCCAGAAGTTTTTGCATTGGATTTCTACTCTCCTAATATCGGTCGTTACCTCTTCCGGAAGAGTATATTCAAACTGGTCATGCTTGTAATGCTGCGCTTCGTCAGAAACATCCTCATAGATTTCCATGATCGGATAGTCATACAGGACATGGTTGATCGCGTTCGTGAGATTTTGGGTATTGAAGTAATGGAACCAGCTTAATGCAACGCTATCCCCAACAGCAAAACCATTCTCGCAGCCGGTTTCCAGAGTGACGGTCTGATCTTTCGCCCTGCTGATCGTCCGAAATGATCCTTCGGATTCGCCTGACAGCACCCAGCAGGTCCCGCCGTTAGTGTATTCTCCAAGCCGTGCTGACAATGATTTACACATGAATCTGTCATTCTGGTCTGGAAACACGCTCGTAATTATGTGAGTCTCTGTTCCCTGTGCGTGTCTTGCAAGGTCCAGCGTTGCATCAAACAGTCTCATTTACGCCTCCGGAACGTAGAAGTGGATTTCTCCAAGATGAAGTCCCTTTCGGACCTTTAGCGTCTTCCCATCAGCACCTACAAACGGAATGTTGTAGAGGGCAGAAACAGGGATATCCTCATTCACATCATCAATGGTGATGTCAAGAGTCCCCTTCGTACCTACGGCTTCACCCTTTTTAAATTCACCGCTGGTGAAAGTATAAAGATCGTAAGGGCATTTACTCCCAACGATGTAGGTATCACCGGCAGAAGCTGTAGACTTTTCAGCAGTATCAAGGGCAGACTTACTGGTGTAAACGCCTAAAATAACGATATTTGCCATAATCTAATTCCTTATAAAAAAGGGCAGAGAGGTTTTCTCCCTGCCCTTCATCTGCCGATTTAGGCAGGATCGGTGAATTCACCTGCCGGGACAAGACCGCAAAGGACCTTCCCATAGGACGGAGAAGTACCGCTGACATCAACGACCGCACGGATCTCATCATACGGAGCCAGGAAGCGGACGTACTTTTTGTACACGCCGGTCCCGGTCTTCTGCGGGAAGGATACGATATCGGTCCAGTTGGAACCGGCATCGTTGGTCCCCTGAATCTTCACATCGCAGGTCGGAGAAGTTCCGGTGATCGTACCGCCGATATACAGGCAGGCAACGAGGTCGGAATTCTTCATCCAGGTGCGGAACAGCGGAGTGCCGTTGGTATCAGACGTTACGGCAGTGGAGCCATTGTCCACAAGCATAGAATATTTATCGAACATAGCTTCCTCCTTATTCCATCCGGATACCCTGGAGACGTGCGACAGAGCGCGGATGAGTGATCATCATGCCCAGCACCCAGTCGATAAAGTAGGTGTGGTTCATCATGTTCTCATCGTATTCCGGCTTGCGGTCGCGGACGCGGAGCGGATGCTTTTCCAGCATGGTCAGGTACTGCGGACCCTGCTTCACAGCATAAATGGATGTGCAGTGATCAGTCCCGGCAGTGCCATCAGCACCCGTGATGGTCTCATGGTTAGTCAGGATGTAGGTCGTGTCATCGTTCTTGCGACCGATGTCGATAAACGGGATGCCCTTGAACGCAGGGAACTCACGTTCCATGTTGTCCTTGGTGTAGGTCAGCAGACCGCTGGTGCGGAGGATGCTTTCGAACTTGATCTGGAAATCTTCGTTGACAACGAAGAAGTCCGGTCGACCACCGTCAACAGCCTTGCACAGCTTGTTCAGCAGGACGATAAAGGTTTCCACGTTCTGAGCATAGTCAGAAGCGGAGGTCCGCATATCCAGAGCATTGGAAGTATCCACAGCCTGGATGATCTGCGTGGACGGCATCTTGGTCAGACGTTCGCGGATACCGGTGAAGGAGTTACCGTTGTTATCGGTGCTCTTACCATTCAGCCAGCTGTCCACGATCTGACGATGGATACCACGTGTACGCAGTTCGATGTTAGCCTTAACCGGGTCAGTGATAACTTCGTCAGCAACGTTTTCAAGTTCCTCATCGATATTGAATTTGATACCGATGCGGTATACGGATTCTTCGATCCGATCATAATCCCACATGATACCTTCATCGAAAGGTTCACCGAGTTTCTTCCAGGTCGCGCCTTCAAGGGCGGTAGGACCACGATAGTTGAAGAACTTAAGGCGGTTCTCAGTATGGAACTCAAGCATATTCAGCAGCGGAGATTCCTCACGAATCTGCTGGACAATGCCCTTTTCGACTGTGGATGCCATGGGGTTATCAAGATAATGAGCCAGATTGATTCTGGTTGGGTTCGTGATATTCTGTGGCATATTTACCTCTGATTTCTCATTTCCGAAACCCACTGGTCATAGATGTCGCTGGACTTCATCGTGTTAGGAATAGCGGAGGATTTCTTACCTACGCCACTCATGGACGGCAATCCTGCAACATTGCCCTGGGTCTGCGGATTTTGTTGTGCGGTGCGTTCCTTCTTCTTCGTCAGTGCTCTCTCATAGTCGCGGACGAATTGATAAGGACCGCTCCAGCTCTTGTTCGGATCCCCGAAAAACTCTGTGAATTCCGGGTCTTCCTTGAGCAGACTAATTCCAAATTCCTTCTCAAGAGAATATGCCCCTTGCAGTCTTTGGTCGCTGGCGTTCCGTGCTCCGAAACGACTCAAGAACTGTTGGTAATTAGGATCAATTTGCGGTTGCTTTTGGGCTTCGGCAGCAGCAGCTCGATCCTGCTCACGCAGATACTTGGCGGCTTGGACTTTGTCAACATTCTTGATTCCTGCTGCTTCGAACTGTGCGATAGTCGCATTCAATCGTTTCTCATACTTGTCGTTCATGGACTGAGTGTTTTGATAGAACTCGTCCATCCAGCTTTGCTTCTGAGAATTCATCGCGTCAAGAATCAACTTATTCAACTGACCTTGGGTCAAGGAAAGAGGTTGTTCAGTTTCCGGAGCACTCGGTCCACCAGGCTGAACTGTTGCACTATTGTCAGTGACTGTCCCGCCCTGCGGTTCCGGTGACACAGGCTGCCCCACCTGTCCGGTTGCTAAAGCTTCTTCTGGCATAACGTTCTCCTTTCGGTAAATAAAAAAGGGACGAACTCCACTAAGGAATTCGTCCCATATTTGTAAGACTAACTGTATTATATCACTAAATATAATTATTTGTTAAGTACTTACTCACCTAAAATGTAGTCTTTTAGAATCTTCACAAAGTCATCATATCCATCCGTTACACCAGCGTTGAGCATAGCGCGCTCGATTGTAGACTGGTATTCTTTCCTTACCTTGTCTTTCGACCAGGCTGCCCGGTTCAATTCCTTGATCGTGAACTGGTCCAGCAGGGCGAACACATTCTCCGCATTCAGCGTGTTGTAGTAGTCTGTTCTCCGATTCTGGTAGTTTTCAACTTCAGGATGCTCTTTCTTGTACTGTTTTTTCCATTGCCAGTATTCGACAAGTTTAGGATTCTGTTTACGGAAAGTTGCCCTATCTGCAGCCGGCAGATCATAATAAATATTCTCCACGTCTGCCATACCAGGGTAAGCCTTTTCACGTTCTTTCAGATATGTTTCCTGAGATATCTGCTCTGCCATCGGGATGACATCAATGTTGATCTTCGGAACATTCGTTGTGTTCAGGCTGTCCGTTGCGAGGTACGGAATGCTTCCGTTCAATGCCTGTGCGTAGGCAGCCAGCCTGTCGAGATCCATTGTCTGGTAGGCTCTTGTCTTTTCACTAAGGATGCTCCGCTGGAAGTCCGTCCCGAATGCGATCTTCAGTTCATCCTTTTCGGTATCGCTGAGATCATACCATCTGTCCATGATGCTCTTGTATAGATAACTCCGCAGTGCCTGTTCGTCATCCGCTTCATACCGCAGATTGTTGTAGGTATAGTACGGATGTTCATCATAGAACTTACTCCGATCATCCTTTGTTCCGGTGTCGTACAGTTTATTCATCTCAGCTTTGTCAGCACGCCAGGTCCGTTCCGCATCTCGCACCACAGAAGTAGGTGTCCACATCGTCAGGAGCTCTGCGAGTACATACTTCCAGTCATCTGCAAGCTTGTCCTGGTTTCCGTTTTTAACATCTTCCACCATCTTCTTGAAAGGCATGGTAGCGGAGAGCAGCTGTGTCTTCTGGAGCAGTTCGATCCTCTGACGATCTGCAGCCTGTTCCCAAATCTTGTTGCCGTCTTTTTCTATACACGCTTCAACAGCCTGGGGTGCAGAGATTTTCCCTTCGACCACCATATCCCATACCTGATTGCGGATGTAGTAATCACCGAAGTTGCCAAGCTCCTGGTAGCGGAAATCGTTGTTTCCTGTGAGCTCAACAGCAGCTTTCCGCAGAGCTCGTTCCGGTGCTGACATCGCAAACTCAAGACCTTTACCTACGATGTTGTCACCAAACAGAGCACGGAACGCTGTGCCTGTTCTGGACATCGGTGTCTGCGTCCAATCATCAGGATTCCCAGTGATCAGTGCTTTGCCGATGGAAACCGGAAGGGACATACCGAAGTACTGTTTGAACAGGGAACCGAGGTCTCTGTCATGGTCACCTTCCGTCTGCGCTTGTGCGAACATCTCCTGCCACACCGCGCTGCCGGCACGCTTCGCCGGGTCCATCGCCATCTGATATTCTTCCTGAGTGATGTCACCATTATCCAACGCTTCCTGCACCAACCGTTCTGCTGTTGCGTTTACAGCCGCGTTATCTGTAAGCCAGTCATCAAGGGGATCCATGAAGTTGCCTACGATGGACAGCTGGGATGTCGGCATGAACAGCGCATCGCCCATCCATTCAGGAAGGAACGGAAGGTAAATACCGATCTTGCCTGTGATCTTAGACGGGAGCAGTTCCTTCTTGTTCCGTTCTTCCATTTCTTTCAACCTGGCATACCGTCTCCACATCTTACCGCCCTTACCGCCCATGCGGTTTATCCAGTTCCATGCGGATCGTGTGTTCCAGAACTGATAGGGGAACAGGAGAGTCAGAGCGTTATCGAAGCCGTACCGCTTGCTGTAGTTCAGCAACGCTGCGTCTCTCATCATCTCACCGAATTTCCCGGTCTTGTACTTCGTGTTCATCAGGTCTGTGCGGACATCGTTGTCGATGTACTGCCGTACCAGTTCCTTCGTATTAGCATCAAGTGAACCGAATTTCTTGCTTGCCATCGCATCATTCAGCGCATTCTTATAGAGATCACCGAATTCCTTTAGAACAGGAACGATGGTGTCATATGTTAGCTGGTGATTCGACTGCGGTTCCGGGTCCAACGCTCCGAGGGAATCCGTTTCAGCATCGCCTGTCATCGGATTCTCTTTCTTCACTTCGCGTTTCTGTGCGGTGATGATCTCGTCTCCATCCTGGTAAACCCACTGATCGGGAGATGTCGGATCGATGCCGAGTACCTGGACCGATTCACCGTTGCCGAGATCAACTGTTGGAGAGATCATGTCCGTAGGAACATATGCCACCAGCTCTCTGTTCCTGTATACCGCTGTGTTCACCGTATGAGAACCATGCTGGA